CTGTTCTTAACACCCTCGTTGGTGGACCAAACGCAATTGCTAAGGTCAACGGTGCTATCGTTTCAACATACGCTGGTTCATACACCAACGGAACAACACAAGCCTCAATCAAGAATACAGACGTAATCTCAGCAGCAATGGTTCGTACCGCAGTTGCTAAGTTGCGTGCTAACAAGGCTGTCCCACGTCAAGGCGAATACTACTGGTGTGGTATCCACCCAGAAGTTTCATACGACCTACGCTCAGAAACTGGCGCAGGCGGATGGCGTGATGACCATAAGTATTCTGAGAACGGTGCTTCAGAATTCTGGCCAGGTACAATCGGAACATACGAAGGCGCAATGTTTGTTGAGTCTCCTCGTTTGTTCAGCGCTACCGACGGTACAGGTGCTGGTTCATCTTCAGGTACTTTTGGTACTTCTTCATATGTCAACGCTACAGGTGGCGTGCGTGTATTCCGTACACTCGTTGCTGGTAAGCAAGCACTTGCAGAAGCAGTTGCCGAAGAACCACACGTTATCTTCGGACCAATTGTTGATAAGTTGATGCGTTTCCGTCCAATCGGTTGGTACGGTGTACTCGGCTGGAGCCGTTACCGTGACGCTGCATTGGTTCGTCTCGAATCAACATCTTCAATCCACAACTCATAATTGAGTAGTTGTTGCCCGCCCTCGCACGTGGGGGCGGGTGGCAACGCCCTTGAAAGGTAGCCATGACATACATCTTTAAACCACCAACGGTGGAAGAAGCACCAGCAGGTTTTAGCCGCTTATTCTGGCGCTTTAGAATTGCTCGTGGCGATAGCATCTTGGTTTACGGCACAGCCATTGTGCGTGAGCGTACGCCAGGTGTAGATGAAACACAGGCAGCAGACTACTGCTATTTGGGTGGACATGAATATGTCATCACCCCAGTCGAATATAACATTCTTGTCAATGGTGGTTATGGCCAGTACATAACCACAACAGCATAGGAGACACAGTGACGCCAGGCAGATACAACATTACCGTTGTCAACGGTACAACCTTTACCCTTGCTCCTATCTGGAATATTAACAACCTTGCAGTTAACCTCACAGGCTATACCGCGGATATGCAAGTACGCGATGTAAGCAACAACCTAATTGTAGAATTATCAACATCCAATGGCAAGGCTGTTGTCAGCCCTGGTCTTGGTCAAGTAACATTTAGTTTAACCGCTGCTCAAACAGAGCCAAATGTATTGCCTGCTGGCAACTACAACTACGCAATTAACTACACAGATACTGCTGGCAATGTTTATCAGATCCTCAATGGCGCATTCACAGTTGTAGCAAGCGTGGTGCAATAATGGCTAGCACAGTCAATAGCATTTCAACAGTCTTAATTCCTACGACAACAAATGTGTACAATGTTGCCATCCAGGAAAACAGAGTTATCGAACTTGGACCAGTTGGTCCACAAGGCATTCAAGGAGCGTCAGGTGCAACAGGAGCAACTGGACCAAGCGTTACAGGCGCCACAGGTGCAACAGGCGTTACAGGTCCTACAGGAAGCCAAGGAAACACAGGACCTATCGGCTCCACAGGAGCGACAGGATCCACAGGTCCTACTGGCCCAACAGGTATTACTGGCGGCACAGGGGCTATTGGATCCACAGGATCAATTGGAGTAACAGGTGCGCAAGGTAACACGGGTGCCACTGGCCCTACTGGCAATACTGGTTCTACTGGCTCTACTGGTTCGCAAGGGCAAACAGGCCCAACAGGCGCTACTGGCGCACAAGGAGTAACAGGTGCGACAGGTCCTACTGGCAGTACTGGTAATACTGGTGCCACTGGTTCCACTGGTAGCACTGGTTCTACAGGCCCTACAGGTCCAACGGGCATCACAGGAAACACTGGCGCAACTGGATCAACAGGAGCCACAGGAGCGTCTGTAACAGGCGCTACGGGCCAAACAGGGGCAACTGGTGCTACAGGTGCAGGCGGAACAATCGCCTATTATGGAAATTTTTACGATACAACCACTCAGACAAATGCTGGTGCTACAAGCGCCAACCTTATTACGCTTAACACCAATGCTGGTTCTAACGGCGTAAGCGTTGTATCTAGCAGCCAAATCACTTTTGCTTATGCTGGAACTTATGCCGTCAACTTGCTTGGTCAATTCATCACCACAGGTGGCGGTAGCAACTATCAGGTTAATGTTTGGTATGCCGTTAACGGCACAGCGGTAACTGAGTCAACAGCCGTCTTTACAACCGCTGGTGTAAACAATCAAGTTCTAGCAAACATTGAAGATCTTATTACAGTCAATGCTGGAGATTACATCCAGTTCTACTGGTCCTCACAAAATACTTACATGGAGTTAATCTCCGTAGCCTCTGGCACATCGCCTACTCGTCCTGCCTCACCAAGCGTTAATCTGCATGTTGAGCAAGTTACCTACACAATTCTAGGTCCGACAGGAGCAACGGGTGCAACAGGCAACACAGGATCTACTGGAGCGAATGGCCAAACTGGGCCGACAGGACCAACAGGAACTGCTGGCAGCAATGGAGCGACTGGCTCGACAGGGGCTACTGGTGCAACGGGACAGACTGGCGCTACAGGAAGTACAGGTGCTACTGGAGCAGCCGCAATAGCAAATCTTCAAGACATTTTAATGCTTGGCGGTATGTGATAAGATTGCGCTATGGTCAAGATAGCAACCTACTCAATATGTAAGAACGAATCTAAGCATATCCTACGGTGGGTTGAGGCAACGAAAGATGCCGACTATCGCATAGTAGTAGATACTGGATCTACCGATGGTAGCCAAGATATGCTACGAGCATTGGGTGTAACTGTTCATCAGATTCACCTTAACCCATTTCGCTTTGATGTGGCTCGTAATACAGCCCTATCACTTGTCCCAGAGGATGCCGATGTTTGTCTTATCTTGGATATGGACGAAGTTCCAGAGCCGACCTTCTTTAAGAAAGTCAGGCAGAAATGGATACCAGGTTCACATCTTGGCTGGATCAGCATGGATACTGGGCAAAAATGGGAGAGGGACAGGCTCCACTCAAGATTTGGTTGGCACTGGAAATATCCATGCCACGAAGTGCAGTTGTGGTACGGGGAAGGCGATACACGAGATTGCGATATCCGCAATGCCGTTATCCAACACCTACCAGACAATAGTAAATCCAGAGGACAATATCTAACGCTGCTAGAAATGGCAGTCAAAGAAAATCCTCAAGATCCACGCATGTGGACTTATATGACTCGTGAATATTACTTCCATCACCAATGGCAGAAAGTCATTGACTCAGCGGAGAAACAAGTACCGCTTAATGGATGGGATGTAGAACAAGCCGCTGTCTGCCGATGGGCAGGTGAGGCTTGTCACCAACTTGGCTTGCATGAGCAAGCAACTGCCTGGTATGACAAAGGCGTACAACTTCTTCCCCGTGAAGGCGAATCTTGGTATGGCGTAGCAATTGACGCATACCGTCGTGAGGATTGGACAAGGTGCTTAGATGCTTCTATTAACGCTTTGGAACGTCCTCGCTCCGTCCATTACTGCTACGAATCAGCGGTATGGGACTGGAAAGCCTATGACCTTGCATCAATCTCTGCTTACAACCTCAAGCATATTGACGAAGCAATAGTCTTTGCCGAGCAAGCCGTAAAGGGCAATGGCGAAGAAACAGAGCGTATCCAACGCAACCTTAACTTCTTTAGACAGGTGAAGAATGCCACATCAACACACAGTAAAAATCCTTGACTGGGGCTTAGACGCTAATTACGACTCAGTACCAATCAAGTACGGTTGCACCAAGTGCGACGATGTATTTACAGAAATTCCCAAGTACGAAGAAGAACCATCCGAACATTCCAAACATACAAAATATGTAGATGGCTGCTTTGGCTGCAAGGCCAAGACGCTAGAACTTTCCACAGGTGATGCCGCAAGCAATAAAGGCATGTCAACCAAAAAGTGGAATGCAGAACTAGATGCTTATGCAGATGCCCGCTCACAAGGCATCCAACCTGCAGGTACAACCATGAAGGCTGTAGCAGAGGCTAAGGAAGCCAGCGACAAACTAGGCACAGCATTTGATGCAGGCACTATGCCAGCAGCAGCAAAGATTACCAAGCAAAGCGCAAAGGTAATGAAAGAAACAGGAGCAATCTAATGGCAGCAGCAAAAAAGGGCATGGGCTTTGCAGCCGCCCAAAAATCAATCGCTAAAAAGTCTGGCGTATCAATGGAGTCAGCGGGAGCAATCCTAGCCTCATCAACACGCAAGGCTTCACCAGCAGCAAAGAAAGCAAATCCAAATCTCAAGAAGGTAGCAATGCCTAAAAAGGGTGGTAAGTAATATGTGCATGTCATGCGGATGCAACAACAACGCAGTTAAGGTAACTGGCAAACTAGACGGTAAGCCAACTGCTACACCAGAAGGTTCTTACGAGGGCGTGGGCGGCACCGTCACATGGCCAAGCAAGTAAAGGCTACTGGCCAAGCAAACCAAATAACCACTAAGACAATTGTCATCGGTGGTAAAGAAATAAAAGTATTGGCACATCCAAGTTCAGCGAAAGGTAGATAATGACTATACCCACCTTGCAATACAGTCTTAACAGACTGGCTGGCACCATTGTCAACGGGGTACCAACCCTTGACGCACAAGGTGCAGCCAATGTTTGGGCTGGTACAACAACACCGCTGGACTTGGAAGGCGCACTTAATTACCTTTACGCCAAGCGCTTTTCTGCTCCAAACTACAACACTGACATGCCAGGTATCTTGAATAAACTTGCTGGCACTTATGGCTTGGGCGAAGCCTTAGCAGCCTCATTGATAGCATCATGACTCTATTTTCAGATTTAATTGACGAGACTGCTTTATCTCTGACAGGTTACACCAACCGTCAAGATCAGGCTACATACCTTACTGCCCCAATGGCAGCAACAGACCTAACCTTTCAGGTTGCCGATGGCACAGTGCTAACTCGTGGCTTGGTTGAGATTGATGAAGAATTGATCTGGGTTGATTCTTTCGACCGTACCAGCAACACAGCAACCATTCCTGCCTATGGTCGTGGCTTTAGAGATACAACCGCTACAACCCACACATCAGGTACACGGGTAACTGTTACTCCATCATTCCCACGCTCAGTCATTCGCCGCAATATTCAGCAGGCAATTGATGCTGTGTATCCAGATCTATTCGGCGTGTACTACACAACCTTTACATTCCAAGCAGCGGTTACAACCTATGTCTTGCCAGATGAAGCGGTAGATGTATTGGCTGCCTCATGGCAGACCATCGGCCCTTCTAAGGAATGGCTACCAATCCGCCACTATCGTGTAGATCGTACTGCTAACCCATTGGTATGGAACAGTGGTAAGACTATCTCGATCCGTGAAGGCATTATCCCTGGCCGTCAAGTCATGGTGACTTACACCAAGAAGCCAACCGTGCTTCAGCAAGATTCAGATGACTTTTCAATGACTGGCCTTGAAGATACTTGCCGTGAGGTAATTGTCCTTGGTGCCGCCTACCGTACCGCAATGTACCTAGACTTTGGTCGTGTACCTGCGCTATCTGCAGAAGCAGGCTCAATGGGTCAAGCCAATCCAATTGGCTCAGCAGTCAACATTGGCCGTGCTATTCAGAACCTGTACCAGCAACGGTTGCAAATTGAGATTCGTCGTCTCCAAGAGCAGTTCCCACCACGCACCCACTACACCTCGTAAGGATAGTAAATGCCAGCGGTTAATAGATATTACACTTCCACAGCGCAGGATACTACCCTTACCAGTTCGGTTAACTCAACTGGTACAAGTATTCCAGTAAGCGCATTGGTCGGTTACCCTTCCCAATATCCTTACATTGTTGCCCTTGACTATAACACCGCCTCAGAGGAATTGGTGCAGGTTAACGGCGTTACGGGTCTAACCCTGAATGTCACCCGTGGATTTAACAGCACTAACCCAACCAATCATGGCGTTGGTGCAATCGTGCGCCATGTAATTACCGCTCAAGATATGACAGAGGCACAGCAGCATATTGCCGCTGAAAGCAATGTTCATGGCGTTGTTGGTCAACTTGCTGGCATGGGCGATGTGGTGGCTACAACATTTTTGACAATGGGCGGATGACCCAACTACCGAGAAAAGGAAGATAAATGGCAACAGCATATAAGGTACTTGGGCAGGCGGTGCCAGCGGCTACAACGGCTGCAGGAGCATCCTCTAACCTAACCACTCTTTACACCCCGTCTGGAACAGCAGCGGCTGTAATTTCAAGCATCGTTATCACAAACCAGTCAGCAGCGGCAATCACCTATCGTGTGTCTGTCCGTGTTGCTGGTGCCGCAGATACTCCGAAGCAATATATCGCGTATGATATAGTTCTTGGTAGCAATTCAACAGATACTTTGACACTTGGAGTAACACTGGCTAACACTGACGTTCTGTCAATCGCCGCATCAAGCACATCAGTTTCGTTCAACGCTTTCGGATCGGAAATTTCATAATATGACTGTTAACCGTCACCCTAGTACTGGGTCGGCTGTTACCGTTAAACAGTGGCGTTATACTGCCACTGGCGGAGAAACAACCCTCACAGGTACAGATGGCTTTAGCCAAAGCCTAGCCTATACGGTAGGCGCAGAAGAAGTTTATGTTAATGGCGTACTTCTTGAGCGTGCCGTAGATTACACCGCAACCACAGGTACTTCTGTCGTTCTAACCAATGCTTTGGTTGCTGGTGATATTGCGACTGTAATGTCTGCAAATGCTTTTAACGTGGCTAACGCCATTCCTAACTCAACAGTAACCGCCAAAGGCGATTTGATCGTAGGTAATGGCGCAGCCAGCGTCACCAACCTCGGCGTAGGCGCTGACGGGTCAACACTCGTGGCAAACTCTTCTGCCAGCACGGGCGTATCGTGGGCAGGGGCAAAGACTCAGAATGTTATCCTCAATTCATCCTTTGATATTTGGCAGCGCGGCACTTCTATTGCCACCGCATCTGCCTATGTCGCAGACCGTTGGTATGGATATAGAACTGGCGGAAATGTCACCTTTTCTCAACAGACTGGAAGTAATCAGTTTAGGTACGCCTGCCGAGTGCAAAGAACTGCTGGAGATACGGCAACTAACACAATGTATATGTATCAATCTCTTGAGATTGCAGATGCCACACCATATGCAGGTCAGACAGTAACCCTTTCTTTCTACGCTCGCGCTGGTGCTAACTACTCAGCGACAAGCAATGGATTGACCGTAAAACTTGTTACGGGAACTGGAACAACTGAAACCAATAGAATGTTGGTTTTATATACAGGCGATACAACGCTTATTTCAAGCGGAGTTACCCTTACAACAAGCCTAGTTCGTTATCAGGTTACTGCCACTATGGGTGCTTCTGTTACCCAATTTTGTATTGGTTTTGAGACAAACCCTACTGGTGCTGCTGGCGCTGCTGATTACTTTGATGTAACTGGCGTACAGATTGACCTTGGCTCAGTTGCTCTTCCATACCGCAGATACTCCAGCACACTTCAGGGGGAGTTAAATGCCTGCGAGCGTTATTATGAAAGATCAACCCCGGGCGTTGCATACGGCAAATATGGACAGGCTTACTACAACAACTCGTCAAGCCAAGTGGTTTGCAATGTTGAATTTAAGACAACCAAGCGCGTTATCCCAACCTCAATAGATTACGCCAACCTTCGCATTCAGCAAAACGGTATTGGAGCATTGGGAACGATTAGCGCAGTAAGCATAAACATTGAATCAACCACAAAACTTGCCGACCTTACTGTGACTATTGGTAGCGGAGCAACAAACACTCTCAACCCAATAGAGTTGATGAACGACAACAATACGGCTGGTTACCTTGGCTTTAGTGCGGAGTTGTAATTATGGAAAATGTAACTTTTTTAGATGTAACTCAAATGGATGGCACAACAAAAACTTTCGCCATCATTGATCGAGGCAATGGGGAATTTACCTCTATGCCAAAGGCTGACTATGAAGCCAGCACACTCCCATCCGAGTTATCCACTCCAACGACACCACAGGCAGGTGCATAAGTCATGAGTCGCGCACAATTAACTTCAACAGTTGAGCAGAATACGGGTGGGGCAGTAGCGCCGTTCGTAGCTGGTAAGAACTTTCTTGCTAATGGCGGGTTTGATATCTGGCAGCGTGGAACTTCCGTTGCAATCGCAAATGGCAACGCTTACGGCGCAGATCGTTGGAATGATTATTTCTCGGTAGCCTCAATCACAACCAGCCGCCAAAGCACAAACGACACAACCAACCTTCCTAACATTCAATACTGCTCACGGGTACAACGCAACTCTGGCACGACTACAACGGGAACAATTTGGCACACTCAAAGCATTGAAAGCGCACAATCAATTCCTTTGGTTGGCAAGACAGTCACGCTTTCCTTCTATGCTCGCGCTGGCGCTAACTTCTCATCATCATCAAATGCTTTAACTGCTGCAATTACAAGTGGCACAGGAACAGATCAAAACTTGCTCAATGGTTTTACTGGTTCTGCCACAACTGCCAGTTCAACAGTAACGCTGACAACAAATTGGCAACGATTTACAGTCACGGGAACTGTATCTTCTTCCGCGACTCAGGTTGGTGTTTATTTCACCTATAGCGCAACAGGTACGGCTAACACAAACGATTACTACGAAGTGACAGGCGTACAACTTGAACTTGGCTCAGTAGCAACCTCATTCAGCCGAGCAGGTGGCACACTCCAAGGAGAGTTAGCCTTGTGCCAACGATATTATGCTCAAACTTACGCTGGCGATTCAATTACGATGGCAAACTATACAACTGCAAATGCTTATGGAACTTGGCGTTATCCCGTTCCTATGCGAGCAGCACCAGCCATTTTATTTACCTCAGCATCAAACACAACATATTTTTCAAATAATAGCCCGCAAACTCCTAGCGCATTAAGTTACGGAAATATAGCAATAGCATCAATGGAATTAGAAATTACAGGTTCTTTCACACAAGGTTATTCTGGATTTGTTAGATTGAACAATGCTGGAGTTATTCAAGCAAGTGCGGAGTTGTAAAATGGCATCAAATTATGAAGTTCTTGAAGCAACTGATTTAACACCAAAAACTATCAAGCGTACCGATGAAGATGGTCAGGTTTGGTTTATTCCAACCGACCCTGCCAACTCTGACTATCAGGCTTATCTAGCCACACTTGCAGCC